TCTACCTCATTAATCATTTAAAAAGTATCCTCTATCCATCTATGTATTATATAACACAGATATACCATTAAAAATACAAATAGAAACAAGTTAATCATATTATTTCTTTATTATTCTCCTACAGCAGGTATATCTGTTGGTGCAAATATTCCAGTTTGCCATACTACAACTAATACAACAACTACAATAACTCCTGCCCATATCCATTTATTTTTAAGCATTGTTTTCTCCTTTCTAATTGCCATCGCAATCCACCTCGTCTAAATCTAATACTATTTGTAAATTAACTAATTGGTTCTGATCCTTCGCCATCCGTCTCTCCATTAATAAAAGTTGTTGGTTTAGGTTCGTTCATTTTATTGATGAATTCTTGTCTTACGTCTTCATCTGTTTCGATTATATCAACTATTTTTTCGTCAATTTTTTGTTTTATTAAAGGATCTTCTGGCTTACAATCTGCCGCCTTCTTTAAGATATCCATTTCATAACTTCTATCTCTAATATTAAAAATATTTGGATATTTAATTTCACCATCCCAATTAATGTTTTGGAAGTTAGCAAATAATCTAAAGATACCTTCTTCTGCTAATTGTAAGTTTTTAGCCTTTTCAATAAGTTTTGTGTCAAGTTGTAACATCTCAGTTTGTAAAGCAATACCACTCATAGAACGTTGTTCTATTGCTCTTACAGAACCTAGGTGTCCCATTCTATCAATAGCCTGAACTTTATTTTCTATTGACTTTAATATCATTTCAATTGATTGTCCTGATGGTTGTAATAACGTTGGTCTTAATCCTGGATCTAGTTCATCGGGCATTGTTATTATAGAACCTGCTCCCGCACTTGCTTCTGTGGTTATTGTTTTTACTAAAGTTGGATGTCCCGATATTCTAATATTCTGAATAATTTCGCTGAGTTCATTATATATGGAATTCTGCATATCGCAAATATCTGAAATATCCGACACTCCAATTCCACGTGTAGGAGATCGTTGAGCATATACCCAAACTGCTGGAACTTTGCCTAAAGCATTTGGTATTTCTTCTATTAATGTTAATTTTTCTTTTTTTCTCGGATTATATTCTTCTAAAAATATTTTATCATTTGTAAATGTTCTCAAATAATATTTTGTTTTTTGATTAAATGACTTTTGTTCTTTTTCTAATAATCTTAAAAAACTTAATTGATATAAACCACTAGGTAATCTTTCAAACTCCCAATCTATTATATTTTCTGGAGTATATAAACTTACATATGGTCTTATCCCCTGTGCTAGTTCTTCGGCTCTTGTGCCTACTGCTTTTTTTGGTTTATCAACTAATACTAAACAATGTCCATAGATAGAACTTTGTATGTTTACATCTCTCATAAATTGTTGAAAATCTCTACCTTCTAAATCAGCATCTTTCATAAAGTTTACTATTTCTGGTGTATCTTCCATATTGCCAAAACATCTTTTAGCATCGTTTCTAAATAAAAATGAATTATAAATGTGAATTATGCTTTTACAATGGTTATCCAAAGGAGTTTGTAATACTCTGCCTATATAGTCGCCTTCCGTCTCCATAATATATTTTGTAAGATATTTTCCTAATCTATATTGGGCACCACCGCTGTATGATCGTTGTAAAAATTCCCAACGATTTATATAATTTGCATATTCTTCGTGTATAGGAATACCATCAAACCGTCTACCTGTAGGTATAGAGTAAGTATTATTTTTATCTGTTATATTATATTCTGCCATTTATTCCTCCTTGTAAACCAGTTTGAAAGTTGAAAGTTTGTGAATGTTGCTCTGTTCTCATATTTGATATAGGAAATAAGAAACTTATTAAATATCCCAAACTATCATTTGCGTGATCCCATCCTTCATCCTTCGTTGGCAAGTTGGTTCCTTCCTTGTAAGTGTGTCGTATTAAACTATTTATTTGGTTCTTACATATAGGGTCTATGATTACTCCACGTAACCCCATCGCATTACATAACTTACTATTCACACAATTAATTCTATCTCTAATACTCATATGTCTATTTGGCATACGGGTTATGAAACCATTATTTTGTAATATAGAAGCATCCGTTCTTCTAGCACTACTAGTTCGTCTTTGTCTGGCCGCGGGATCAGGGTAGGCGAAAATCTTTTTACCTGGATATCTTTTTAATATTTCTTCTGCTAATTCGTCTGTATTAGAACTCCATATCTGTATTTCAGCAAATATATAAACAATTTTATCTTTAATATATGATACCGTTGCGAACATTGGATTCAAATTAAAATCAATTCCTATATGTAATGCTGTAATATCATCTGGTAAAGAAACGTGTTTAACATTATTTTTCATATCAAATCCGTAATAAATTATACCAGAATAGGTTTCAAAAGTAGCCTCATATTCTTGTCTGAATGTTTTAGCATCTAAATCTTTTCTTGCTTGTTCTATTTCTTCAGCAAGAACCCACCCGCCGTCTATAGTTGTGAACTGCCAGGATTTCCAGCGATCATCAGTAGTTTTTTGGCCTTCTTGATATAAATCGTGAAACCAATTAAGTCCCTTGGGTGTCCCTGTAAAGAAAACGTGTCCGCCTGTATCAGATAAAGTAGGTCTAAGCACTTCTTTCCAAGCGTGTTCGCTAATATCAGCGGTTTCATCTAGAACTAGGTAATCTAGGCCAACCCCACGGAGTGATTCTGGATTATCTGCGCCTCGAAGACAAATCCTACTGCCATTAACTAATTGAAGTGATAGTTCTGCTTCGTTAGCCTTTTTAACCCAATTTAATTCATTTAATATTTTTTTAATTTGTAACCAAACCACTTGTTTTGCTTGACGGTAAGATGGTGCTACATACCAACAGAGTTTATTTGGTTGTCTTGCGAAATATGCTAATTGTCTAATTGCTAAAGTTGTTTTGCCAAAACGTCTACCAGTAACTAAAACTTTGAACCTAGCTGGGTGTTCTGCTACCTGCTTCTGGGGTGATGATAATTTCATTAAGCATCTTCAGGCCAAGGTAAAGGCTCGTTGCTTTCAGTTTCTGATGGTTGATCTTTCTGGTCTAAATAATTTTTTCCAAGAAAAATTAACATCCTTACATCTTTATCTTTAACTGCTTTTTCGTATTGTGCTCTACGAAGACCTTTTTTTCCTTCTGCTCTGCCTTTATCAATTATTGCTTTATATCTTTTTTTAAGATTATCAACACTAGTATTCAATACCATAGCAATGTCTTCGTAAGAACACATTATTAATGCTAACCGTTCAATAATCTCCTTATCTAATTTATATGTTTTTTTACCTGACTTTGCCATTATAAGGTTTTCTCCTGAACAATAACTCTAAAGGATCTAGCATCTGTATCACCTTGTGCTGTTACTATTGTTACTTTAATTGTATAAACATTTTGAACACTGCCAGCTTCTAGTCTTATACTAACTAATTTGCCACCTGTAATATAAACGTCAGTTGCCATATTAGTTGGAAAATCTAAGGGTGTTGAATCTCCAGTTACCGTGCTTATTGTTGCTGAAGCACTACTAATACTATCCCCAGACGCTAGATAATCTGTAAAATCCAGTCCCCATTGTATGTTTGATGATGGATCTTTTGTTGCAAATAATCCATCGTTGTCACGTCTAAATCCTGTTAAGTTTGCCATTATGCTTCTGCTCTCTCCTTTGGTGTAGTGAATCTACTAGAAATAGGAGGTATTCTTAATTTTAGACTCCTTGTTTCTTCTGGAACCATATAAGTTCTAGATTCTATCTTAACATTATTTACTCTATTTTCGGTATCTACTAATGTTATCCTATTTTCTATACTAATATTAAGTGTTTGTGTTTCATTTTCAATAGTTATAATATTATACGGATCAGCACTAAAGAATAATCTACCTACCGCTAATGTAGATGCTAAAGCAGGTAATACTAATTGATATGGACCTAATTTTCTAGATGGAATTGTATCTGGTTGAGTAAATGCTGATGTGAATTCTAATTGATAAGGACCTGGTTGATATGTAGGTGTTATTGCAATACTAAAAGAAGAAGTTAATGCTGTTTCTCCGCTAAATGTTGCGTTAGCAGTTAGAACAGGAGTAAAGGCACCTGTAATATTAACTACAGATGGTTGATCAAATATAATAGTATCAGATAACGTTGGACTAAATGCTGTAGAAATTGCTAAACTAATATCAATAATACCTGCCGCTGTAGGTTCTATTGTGAAACTATCTGTTAAAGTCGCACTTGCTGATTTATTAAAACCTGGGTTTGTTGTTATACTAAATGCTGATGTTAAGGTTGCTGAACCGTTTGGTTTGAATAATATAGTTTCAGTAGTGGAACTAAATGTAATAAGATTATAAGGTCTTGCCCATAAATCTAGATCCCATCCATCCCAACTCTCTGGGTCATCCCCCCATTCGTTATCATCCCAATCCTCCCAACGTTCGTTATCATCCCATTCGTAGTCAGAGGCTAGTCCTATTGCTCCTATCTCCTCCCACGTATAATCTCCTGCTATATCATATATCATACTTCCGTTTTGCGAAGTAGAAACTGCTGTATTTGCTATTAAACTTGTAGTTCCAATATAAGTTGGAGTTATACTTTTTGTAAAAGATGAAGATAAAGCGAGTGGATCTAATCTAACTAAATTATTAGTTGAAGAAAGAAGTTCTGAAGTAGTTAGTAATTCTTTTGTATTACCTGCGATATATGTTGGTGTTACAGATAAAGAACTTGTAGTAGTAAGATTTGCTGTTGCGAATTTTATATTAATAGAATCTTCTGCGATAGATGTAGTAGTTGTTAAGCCTGCTTCAGCAAACCTTAACATAGCAGATAATTCTGATATAGTAAATGATGATGTTAAAGAAGGATCATTATCCCCGCCTTCTCCGTCTATCTTAAGATCATTACCTTCCCACGTTCTTATTAAAGTTCCTGTTGAAGCGTGTGTATGTGTGAAATCTTCGTTTACAGAACCATCAAACGCCACCGCAACATTAACGGTAGATTGATTATTACCTCCTAGTATTTGTAATTGATTGGCATCTATCATTGTGATACCACTACCGGAGTTTGTTAATGTTCTAGTTGGGAATGTATATGGTGTTGGTAATCCTCTCATACTATTATAGACAACAGTATTGGAGCCATTTAATGTTTTTCTCCAACTTGAAGAAGAAAGATATAATCCGTATAATGTAGTTGTATAATAACTTGTTTCACAATCATATCTATTATCTAATTCTGAAGCACTTATAGTAACCGTAGAAGCACCTGTAAAAACTGCTTTACATCTTGTAGATGGAATACCTAGATATGATTGTAATGCTGAATCACTTACGTTTTCACCCAAGCCAATAATTGATGCCCCTGATACTGGATTCTGTGAAGGTGGTGAATATGTCTGATTTAATGTAACACTATTAGTGCCGTTACCATTAAGAGTCCATTCTTTTCTTGTTGCTGAACCAAACCCAGGCCGTGTCTGGTTTGTGCTTTGAACCGTAGGTGATAATGAATAACTGGAATCAGTTGTGCTATATCTATTTACTTTTGTTGTGCTCACAGGAGTTACCCTCCTTTATTAAGCAAGACTAATAGATAAATTGCCTGAACTAATTGTAAATTGGTCTCCTGATGAAACCGTTTTATTTGTAGTCAATGCTCCGTAAAAAAGACAATTGTCAGCACCTGTAGTGTTGCCATCCATTAATGCCAAATGTGTTATTACATTTCCAGTTGATCCTGCTGAATCATAATCAGCAGTTGCTACTGGGAACGATACCGTTGCATTTGAACTGATAGTTCCTGTTGTGGAAGCACCAGCATTAGCAAATGTTATTGCTTGTCTTGCGTATGAACCATTATTAACTTCATAATAGCCAAACTTTGCTGTTGTGTCTGTTCCTGACGTATTTGATTCTAACGTTGCCGCTACTCCTGAACCTGTATCTGCGAACAATGCTACATAAACCGTTGCTTCTGGTTCGTAACCTCTGCCTGTGCCAACCGTTAAAGAACCGTTGCCAAAATTCAACACGTGGTCTAATAATTTGTCCTCTAAATAATTGCTTGATGCACTCATTTTTGTTTCTCCTTGTTTGTAATATTACGCAAGTATTTATTGTAACTTGTGTATTATTCGTTTATCTTCTTCACTATCTGTGTGTGCTGTTGATCCTTTATTTGCTGATGGCCATGTTGTCATTTATTCTCCTTAAGGTGTAAATTGTTCCCACTCTTGCGTATCTTCAAGCCAACGATAAGCATTTGTAGTATCTGGTATTGCTACTGGTGCATTCCAAACACCATTATTATCTAATGTCCAACTTGCAAATGGTTGATCAGTTATAAAAGCATTACGAGCTGAATCATATGTATCACCGANTGCTGGATATTTGTTTCTAAAATTATTGTTATATGAACATTGTTTCCAAGTAGTATNAGNNCCATATAAACTTTTTAATAAATCAATTCCTTGTTGCTCATTTTCTTCACCATTATCATCTAATACTGCATTTGCTATTACTAAAACTCGTATTACTTTACTATCGTTATCTAATTCTGCGAAATGTGCCATTATCCTGTATAACTCCCTGAAGCATTATATACTAAAACTGTTTCACCTGATCCACCAACGTCAGTAGATACTGTTGGACTTCCTGTTGTTGTGCCTGAATAATCTCCATCTGCCATTCTTAAAATAATAACACCGGAACCACCTGCTCCACTTGAATCACCAGAGTGGCCTTTTTCACGTTGGCCTCCTCCACCACTTCCAGTGTTTGTCGTTCCGTCTGTTGCGTTACCTTCACCACCACCTGATCCACCGCCGCCATCGCCACCTCTACCGTTAGAGGCATCATCAGTACTAGTGCAACCTGCTCCACCTCCACATCTTGTGACAGCGGATCCTGTGATTGAACTATCTAAACCATCACCACCATATCCACCAGTACTGTCTAATCCATCGGTGTTACCTGCTTCTGCGGCTCCTCCACCGCCACCTGAATATGTAGCACCTCCAGGTCCTGGACCTCCGTCAAATCCTTGGTTTGCAGTTCCGCTACCTACTGATGCGGCTTGAGCTGGTACACTTGTTCTCGAATTACCACCTCCCGATCCGCCATCTCTGCCTATGGTTGAACTAAAAGGATCACCTCCGTCATAGTCGTTGTTATTACCTCCACCACCACCACCTACTGTGCTCACTGTGGTGATGTCTCCACCTGCTATGGATGATGCTGATCCGTCGTTTGCAGTTCCAGCTGGAGTATTAACTGATGATGCCGCCGAGCCACCAGCACCTATGGTTATGGTGTATTGTGTGCCTATGTATACTCCTAAAGCGGTTTCTGAAGAAGCACCGCCTCCAGAAGTTTCTGAAGCATAAGAATTTCTATATCCCCCTGCTCCTCCTCCACCTGCAATCCATCGGCCACCGGATGCTCCGCCAGCGATTACTAAAAAGGCTACATCATAATCTCCCGCTGCGGCTACTGCTTGTGTTGTTAAAATTGATTTTCCGAATCCTAATGGCATTTTATCTCCTATGCGAATGCTTTAGCAATATTTCCTAAATAATCTGTTGAATCATTAAAGATAGTTACTATATCTATCCCTGCCGCTGTTGTTGTTAACGTTGGAGTTCCGCCAGCAAACTTAACTGCTGAACTTCCCTCTGTCCCGAACGTGCCTGTTCTTGATCCTGTCCCATCTTGAATAATTTTTATAGTTACCGTTTGACCTGCTCCTAGATTTGTAATATTAAATTCTGTGTTGTGTGCTAAAGTTACAGTATGAACTGGTGCCAAAGAACAATCAACAGTGATTGTTGCACTTGATGTTAAAGCATTTATTTTTTCACGATAGGATTCTAACTTACCTACTGCTGATAATGCGTCTGCGTCTTCAGCATAAAAAGCATATTCGTTTGTAATTGATGAACTGCCTGCATTTGTGTTAGCATAAAAAGCATAACAATTTGTAATTGCAGTTGTTCCAGAACCGAACGCCGCTGTCCCAGATGCATAATAATGAAAAACATTTGGAATTGATATTGTAGAGCCGCTGTTAGGATTTATATCCATCCAACTTGTATAAGCCGCGGTTCCTGCATCTGTAGTAGATGAATCCGGATTCATCCCAATAAACGATATATCACCTGTGCTGTCAGTTGAAACTTGAAGACCTGCTTGAACACCACTGGCATTTCCAATTTCACTATCGTTAGCAGAACTATTTTTTACATCTACGTTAGAACTTAAACCTATTGGTCCTCTACTCAAATAACTGGATGTGGCATTTATAGCCGATCCATTTAAGTCAAGCTCTATCATAGAACAATTTCTCCATCTGTCATTTGAATTATTTGTTCTTTGTCCTGAGTCTAATTTAATTTTCGTCGTTAGATTATTAGTATATCTTCTGTCGTTTGCTATGGTATGAGTTAAATCCTCATAATACATATTATTGGAACCATTGTATCTGGACTGTGTGCTCCAATTAGAAAAAGTTCCACTATTAGCAGATATAACAATCAATCCAGTTCCGTTTGCTTGAAGATTTAAATCTTCATTACTTCTTAAACCTGATATTGTTGCTGATCCGCTATCAATACTAATTGTGTCTGTTGAAATATCTGAAGCATCACCTGATGTTGTTATAGTTCCACCTACTGCTAGGTTGCTTGATATATCACAAGTTCCATTAATATCAATTGCTGTTGCTGTTAAATCAATTTCACTTCCACCTGCAATACTTAATACAGAGCCACTACCGCTTATGTGTTCTCCACCAGCATCGTTAAGATATAATTTTCCTGTTCCAGCAACAAGTAAATCCGTGCCATCGAAAGTTAAATTGGCCTCTCCGTCTAATTGTGTTGTTGTTGAACCTATAGATACTAATCTATTTGCTGATTGATTGTTTAATGCTGTAATTGTATGTGCTGATCCCGTTATTGTAAGAACATCACCAGATACTGCCGTTGTTATTGTTCCTGCACCTGCTACCTTAAAACTTTCGTCTATATTAACTAATGTGCCTGTTGAATCATCTCCAACGAATGTTATACCGCCTGATGCTGAATCTGTGGCTAGTTCAAACTTTGTAGTTGATGAATTATATTTTAATATCTGAGTATTTGTTGGTGAATCTATATCAAACATATCAATAATGTCATTAACATTATCAACGTTTTGTTTTATGTCGACACGTGCTAGACGGGGCGAATCTGATCCTGAATCTAAGTGTGTTGTTCCTGCTTTTGATGAAGACGGCCAAGTTGCCATTAATTTTCCTCCAGTTTATTAGTATATTTAACTAATCTTTTTTTAATGAATGGATTATGCATATGCTTTAGCAATATTTCCTAAATAATTTGTTCCTGTGTTAAAAATAGTTACTATGTCAATAGCATCGCCAGCTGTTGATAACGTAGGTGTTCCTCCTGCGAACTTAACAGCAGTCGAACCTGATGTTCCCCAAGATGCTGTGTTCGTGCCACCAGCGTCTTGTGTTATGATTATAGTCACTGATTGACCTGTTCCTAAATTAGTAATATTAAATTCTGTATTAACACCAAGAGTCACAGTATGAACTGGTGCCAAAGAACAATCAACAGTGATTGTTGCACTTGATGTTAAAGCATTTATTTTTTC